GGAAACGCACCAGTGATATTTACACGATAATCTTTTTGGTACGCATCTCCACTTCTACCTCTGATAGTGTCAGTAATAACATCAGTAAAACCACCAGAATTATATTGAACAGCTACTTTAAGCTGGACAGAAGAACCTAATAAATCTCCAGCATCAGTAGCTTTTTGTAGTTGAGGAAATGTAATTGATACTTTTACAGCATCAACATTGGTATTTGTTACCTGACGAGTGACGGGAGTACTGTTCGTAACTTCTACACCAACACTTGTTGTTGATACGCTACTTTCAATTCCAGCAATCTTAGTCTGACTACCAGTACCAAAACGAGGATTAAAGGTTACACTCTGATAATTAAAATCAGTTGTATCAGGACTTGCTGAATCTGCTGTTGATCTTAATACTGGAGTGTCATTAAGAAAAACATCTTTTAAAGCAGCATTATTATATGCAGTTGTACCTTTTGTTCTTCCTTCCTTAGATGCTGTTGCAAAGCCTTCTATTTCTCCCTCTGAAACAAGATCAAGGAAAGTTGCATATTGTCTACTGTGTAAAGTATCAGGTTCTCTGGTCGGTTGAGGTGGAGAAGGAGGTGGATCATCACCTTTTGCACCTCTAATAAGATGTTTCTTTTCAATCATGCCTGTACCTGTTCTGTGTCAATACCACCACTTATTACAACACTACCAGTAAATATCTCTCCGTAAACTAAAGGAACAGGAGTTCCTGCTCTTCCTGTTTGCTGAGTTCCACCAAAGCTAAATGATAATCTGGGATCTTCTTCTGATTCAAAACTTTGAGGTTTAGGTAAAGGAAATAATAGCTCAGAAACACCAGATAATACTAAAGAAGCTCCTACATAAACCATACTTTTAGCTAAAAATCCCCCAGTAAGTCCAGTTGTCATATTAAATCCTGTTATTGGGCCACCTAAACTAGCTGGAACAAAAAAAGCTAATCCTATTAATGCAGCACCTAATAATATTTTTCCAAAACCTCTACCAGCACCAGTAATAACAGGAACAAAATGTATATCTTCTTTACCGATAGGATGAGATAGTTCTGATTCATCTACTGCATAATTACCAACTTTGACCTGATAATGTTTAGGACTCATATATTTTTCTATTCCTTCAAAATTATTTATTAAAAAACTAACAGCATGACTTAATGTATCTGCTTTTACTTCAAATTCTTTATGCCCAACAAACTCTGCAAGTTCTCCATATAATTTTATTTTACGAAGCATAACGATACCTTTTACCAGTACATTTTAATAACCACGGAGAATATGGTTCTCTACAAGATAGTCTATCGGTTAAATGATGTAATACTTCATCTCCAAGAAAAATAGCTACATGATTTAAAGTTGAATCTAAAATACTCATCAATAAAACATCTCCAGCTTGTAATTTTTCATCTGGTCTAAGTTCTCTAAATCCTGTTCTCCAAGCATAATTTTCAAATAAAGGATCTTTCATAAATTCTTCTGGTGTTATCGTTCTTTCGTAATCTTTTAGAGTTATCCCTTTTTCTTGCTTGTAATAATCTCTTACTAAACTCCAACAGTCTGTAATACCCCATACCCATTGTCGACCCAATAAAGGTGCTTCATATCCCTGTGGTTCATAATATCCCCATTTCTTTGTTTTAGGATTAACAATATGCCACGGAAGTCCACTTTGTTCACACGCTACTTTATCTGCCTGACTAGCTTCTGGAGGTGTTGTTGGATGACTATGAACAACAGCAGTGACATCTCCTAGATTAGTAGCCTTTACATAATCTTCTGGATCTAAAATAAAACATTGATGTGCTGTCATTGATAAATTACGACAGGGATAATATCTTTCCTTGCCTTTTATATTTAACAAAAGACCAACAGATTCTTTTGGATCTTCTGTTTCAGCGTGATTAAGTGCAGATTCTTGCCAATTCATGTTGCAATAGTACCAATAGAAGGAAATTCGGCTCTTGTACATTGTCTTTGTGGAGCACGAATACCAGCAATATCAAATACAGCAGCTAATTCAAATTGAACCACTTCTCTATTTTCTGCTGACTTTCTATCAATTTTATATATTTCCTGCGGAAACTCTGCGGTATTATCTGGTGTTCCATAAGGATTTATGTCTCCAGGAAAATTAACAGCATCTAAAAATCTGGCAAGAGTTCTAATTCTAGTAACAGTTGCACCTGTTAAATCATTACCTGTAGTTGTTGTGTTTACATTCAACAAAATAGCTGTAATAGTTCCAAGTGCGTTACTAACAGTCAATGTAGGTCTAGGTAACTGTCCTTTTCTAAAGGCAAAACCTTCTGCTTTTATTGGAAATTTTTGATAACTGTTACCAGCCCAAACTATTTCTCCATTATCTTTCAAAGATGAACCAGAATGAAAACGATAAATAGTAGTAGCACCATGCAAACTACTATCTAAAGCTAAAGTAAAAAGTTCTATTATTGCCGATGGATTTGTATTTTGAAGATTACTGACAATAGCAGAACTGCTCATGGTTCAAACACCTCTCTAAATGTTGCTTGAATTGTTGCTCTATTGTTATATGGTATAGATTTATTCCATGCTTCGCAAACATATTGTCCAGCACCCGATAAAGTAATTGAAACATTCCCACTGTTAGTAGCACTAGCAGCAGCAGTAACAGTAAAAACATTTGAATCAGTTACCGAAGCAACAAGGAACGTACCATCAGTAGCCGATCCAGAAGTGTAATCAATAGTAAGTTCATCTCCTACAGCTACACCATGACTTGAAATTGTAATTGTTACTGTAGTACCTGATTGAGAATAAGTTCCTGTCTTTGTAAATCCTTCTCCTGGTGGAGTAAAAGTAAAACTGGCACTATCATTTGCTCTACTGTCTAAAAATCCTTCTATCGTATCTGCATCTGTTTCTGATACGTTAAATGTAAAGTTAAAAACTTTTGGATTCTGATGAGCAGCTAATCCAAATAAAATTCTATGTTCGTAGCCATCAGCAAAACGAACAGTACGAGTAGCTGGTGCGGATCTTTTTTGTTGTCCGTATGTTGGTGTGATTGATGGAAAGGTAGCCATTATGCAAGTAAACCTCCAGGTCTTTTCTGTTTAATTAATTCTGTCTCTATAGCTGCTGATAATGCAATACCTAATGCTCTACCTTCATCTTCATCTCCTTCTACATTAGAACCAGAAGCATCTACGTTTACTACTATATTCGTTGAACCACCACCAACACCAGCTAAATCATGGTTAGGAATTATATTGCCTGATTGATTTGGAACAAATAATTCTGGCCCACGCTCTCCCACAATATAAGGTTGCCTCATTCCTACAGGACCACCATTCGCTGCCATCATTACTGTTCCCTGTATGTCATTCATAGGTGTGGTACTGAAGTTAAAGATATTTCCAAACATACCCAATATGCTTTTCTGCAATTGGTTAGCAGCCATCTGTGCAGCAGTATCTAAGAAAAAATCTGCTATTCTGTTCAACATATTTCTAAACGCATCTTGCACAGTCATTGTTCCTTTAACAATCCCTTTAAAAGAATCCTCAAAAGATGATCCCATTCGTTTTGATAACTCTACTGACTGACGAGAAAGATCATTAAGTTCTGTCATTTCTTTGTTTAAATCTCTCATTCTACTTATTGCTGGATCGGCAGCATTTAATCTGTTTAATGTTATTTGTTCTTCAAGATCAAGTTGTAATTCTAAATTTCTTAAAGTTTGCTCTGCTCTTTCTATTTCAGCTTTACTGCCTTTTTCCTTTAGTGCTTCTATTTCTGCAATTTGTTTTTCTATTCCAAATTCTAATTTTTTAATTTTAGCTCTCTGTTCTAAAACAATTAATTCTTCTTCAGTACCCTCAAATCTTGCTTTTTCTAGTTCTAATCGAGCTAAAAGATCCATTTCAGTTTCTTTTAATATTCTTCTTTGCAGTTCTGTAAGACGGACAATATCTTCATAGTTTTTTACTTGGTGTTTTAATATTGTTAAATTCTGTTCATTTGCTTGTACTTCAGCACCAAGATTTCTAAATCTACTTTGAATACCTCCTAATGTTCCATCTTTTGATGCTTCTCTAAACTTTTCCTTATCAAATAATATTTCACGATCTTTTTCTCTTTTAGCTAAAGCATCTGCTATACCCTTTTCTAAAGTTTGTATTTCTTCAATCGCCAATTCTCTTTTTCTAATGGTTTCAGTTAGTGTTTCTCCTAAACTTTTATCTCCAGATGTATCTCCTCCACCGCCTAATACAAAGTTAAGCATTTTCATAAATCCAGTTAACGGACCTGACGCTAAAATTGCTAATTGCGTACCTAATTCTGCTGTAACTTTTCCAAAGTTTTTAAATGATTTATTCATTTCTTCAAGACTATTAGCACCAGCAGCACCAAACTGCGAACCAAAATTAGCTTTTGCTAACTGCCCTGCTGACTGTGTTAAACCTGCTGATTGTAAAATTTGAACAGAGGTAGAAAGACCTCGATCAAATCTTGATAAATTTGTAACAAGTTTGTCCAGATTTTGTGCAGGATCGTTTAAAGCAGCCCCTAATTCATTTATACCATTTACTGTGTTGGTTACTGTTTGTAATAAAGCTGTGGCTACAAGACCTCCTGCAAATCCTCCCATTTGACCGCCAATAGCCCCACCAATTAGTCCACCTCCAAAACCAGCAGCAGCACCCAATGCTCCTTGCCCAAATAACAACGGAAATGCACCACTTATTAATGCTCCAGAAAGAACTCCTTTACCTCCAGCACTTCCTCCTGCCGAACCTCCAGTTGTTACACCTCGATTAAAACCTCCCGATTGTCTTGGTACGATATTTGCAGTTTTTTGTTTTGTACGAAATATCTCTTTTTCTGTTGCTAATTCTTTCGCTTTTATTTTTAAATTTGCTTTTTCTAATCTATTTTCTTTAATATTTAATGCTAGTTTATTTCGCTCTACCGCTAAAATTTGCTTGCTTGCTCTACCACCTAAAGCTATTCTATTTAAATTCGCAATTCTTGTCTCAAGTTTCTTTAACTGTGCATTAACAGTTCTTACGTCTAATTTTATATTTACATCGTAATTAGAACCAGCCACTACTTTCTAATAAACATTGTTCTTAGTTTAGCGTACCTTACGATATTGAGCTTTCTTTTTTGCATCTTCGTATGCTTTTTCTTCTCTTTCGCCTTTTAATCTAAAATATGCGTTCCAGCCATACATTTCCTCTAGGGTCATATTCTTCTTTAAATGAGCCAATGTTATCCCTAAACTTTCTGCGATAACAAACTGTAAATACAAATAGTTGTCTTTATCAAGTTGTGCTTTTTACGGCATCAGGGCTAACCTCCTCGCCCAACTCTTGCATCTTTGTCATAAGCTCCAACAAGACTGCTAGTGGTATTTCTCTTCTTAAACTAGGTTTATCTGCTTCTACAAATAACTTTTTTCCTGTTTCATCTTCTGCTTTATTTATTATTACCTGTAAAGCAAAGTCTAAGTTTCCCTCTTCTTGACCTTTATTAGATGCTATTAAAGTAGCATTTATAGTGTCTCTATCTGAAATAGTAAGAGGCGACCAATATACCTTTAAAACAAGTTCTCCTTTCTTATAAATAGAATAACTGCTCTTACTATCTACGCTGAAAGCATTTCTTAGCTTATCAATAGCTCTATCTGTTGGCATAGTAATTAAATTATATACTTACTTACTATACTACTACTTTATTAGTAAAACCAACTTTTTGAAACGCTAATGTTATGTCCTTATGAATAAAACCACCTTCTGTATAAATATTGTACCAATTTGGACCCATAGCTGTCGGTCCCTTAGATTGACTAAAATGTTGTGCATAAGTGACTTGTTGACCTCTAAAGTTGGGTAAAGTTTGCCCTGGTGCGTTAATTGCAAAACCAGCATACTTAGCTCTGTTTCCAATAAACAAATCTTGATTCAATGCTACATTCGGAACTCTTGCATTTTTTATCTGCCTAGCTGTTGGTTTAGGCATCATGTACGAAGGAAAATCTGGTTTTCTTTTTCTTCTGGCTTTTACAGGGTTCTTTGATACTATCCAGTTTTCTCCGAATGTACCTGTCCACCACGGACCTTTTTCAGTAAGGCTGTTTACTATATTTTTGGCTGCTTGTTTTCTTCCTTTTACTAACTTTTTTTCTATGTCTTTTGTTAATTCAGTTAGTGGTTTTCTTCTAGGCATTGGCACTAAAATCGCAACTTATAACGGATAAATAATGGCTATCTTCTTCAACATTTACAGAAGTTGGTCCTTCGATTGCCGATACTCTGGGACTTACTGAAAATGTATCTGAATATCCTGGAGCGTTTA